TTCTGTTGTTTTATCTTAGATGCAAGTATGTCTTTGAAACGTTACTCTAAATATCAGGTCTTTTCGGGTAAAATACCAAATGCCCCTTTGGTATGTGCTCAGCTAAACAGCAAGGGCAAAGCATGCGAACTTGTACCTATTTGGTCCAATGGTAATATGTTCACATGCGGATGGCACAAACACATACTCATGAAAGCAGAATGCTCGATATGTTCAAATGTTATTCTGAAAGACGAAGTCGTTACCACTTGCAACCACTCTTTCCATAGATCATGTCTAGACAAATGGGCCCAAATAAAACCGAATTGCCCAAATTGTAGACGCACTTTCGTAATCAATGAAACACTACACGTTGACTTAGATACCATTCAAATGATCGACATAATGAAAGAGTTTATTCGATCTAAACTCATTATCATACATGAGCTGAATGAAAACGAAGATGATCCCTTGGAAAGATTCAAATTTGTTCAGCTTTTATTCGAATTTATGATTGAAAACAAAGATCGTCTTCCTTTGTTAGGGCGCACGTTTTCTAGAAAAGTCAAAGAACGACTCTTATACTTGCGAAATCATACAGATAGAGAAGTCGTTTCTAAAATTGAAAATTTTAACACTATTCTTCTACATTACGAAACCAGTTTGAAGAAATACATCGCTTGGGGCGATGAGCCTATGTATATTTACTGAATTTATCTGTAAAAAACTCGTACATTTGTGTCAAAAATCTCTGTGGATACTAAATTATCAACACGCATAGTAATTCCATTGGTTTCAAATTGTTTGATGGAACCTGGATTCTCTGATATTCTATAGCTGTATATATGTTCTACTAATGGAAATAAATGGTTTACAACTACATGATGAGCACGTAAAAGACGTACGAAAAGTGATGCATTTCTACTTACCAAACTTTTTTTTGGAGCATTCGTATCCGGTATACTCACGTTGTTGTTCATGAATTCGTATCTTGAACGCCCCATGTTGTAGACATACTCCACACTTTTCTGATTGCCTTTCGCTCGATGCATCTCCAAAGATATCACACGATAGTTGTTCGTAGATATTATACTACGTGTCGCGATACGAACATTATCGCTCATAAGAAAATCAACGCTCAAAGTGAGTTCGTCATGCATGCGATGTTCACCCGCGAGATATCCTAGAAATTCAAAAACATAATGCGTGTTCGTCGTTTGTTGAGTTACACGATCTAACGTTCCCGTGAATTGATTTGATATCGATTCCAGATGTTCTTTGGCAGTTTTGTACAAGCATTTATTAAGGCGACTCAACAATTGTAGTGTCGTTAAATAATGAACCAGGTCGTTCATACTAGTCGTGTTTTGAATATTCTTGATGATATATGGTATGTACACGTCGATTAAAGTTCGAGACTCGTGCTGGCATCCCCCCCTAATTTTTTTGTGTATTTTCTTCATGAGATTCATGACTCATGAAGAGAAAATAAATATTTAATCCAAGAGAACATGTAAGACTTCTTCTTTCAAAGTAAAATGAAAGAAGAATAGAAAAATAAATGATGGACAAAGGCTCTCGCCGCCCGGATTCGAACCAGGGACCTAGAGATAGCCGTTAAAAAACTACAGTCTCCCGCTCTACCAACTGAGCTACAACGAGCCTATTTCCATACATTCAATTCACATTTTTATTTTTCTGATTTGAACACACTTACAACAAACTATTTATATTGAGAAGATTTCTTCGATTGATCGGTCTACTGTCATAGGACTCGTACTGTTTGATCTCACCGTTTATATTCTCTTCGATTTTAGTGATCGTTTTGCCGTTTCGAGTACATGTGTATTGTTGTTTCGAATAAAACGAACCGTTCGAAGTTTTAGGAAGGCTCATTAACTCAATTTTCTTCTCCATTTCTTCAAAAATGTTGTCGAAGCATGAAAAATTAAATATATTGTCATGTGAATTGAAAAATCTCTCTTCATAAGCAGGGGGCTCTTTATTGAGTTCCTCGTAAGCGTTTTGTACTTTTTTGAAGACTTCGGTATGATATTGCTTTTGTTTCACGTCGGTGTATTTATCTGGATGATGTTTTTTGCATAATTTTTTGTAAGCTGTTGTAATCTCGTGCTGTGTCGCGTTACGGTTTACTCCGAGTATGCGATGCGGATCGGACATTTGGTTTTTTTTAAAAAAAAATATTATTATTTTGCTAAATGTAATAATTTCATTAAATAGTTTTTTTCCAATACAACGGCCTCTAATGCATGTTCCATTTCTTCTAATTTATATTCTGATGTTTTCAACGATTTGAAGTAAGATTGAACAACGGATATGACTAACTCGTCCGTACACTCCCCCTCTCGTATTTCTAATCCTACAGTAGGATTTATTTGTAACAATGGCACTATTTTGGAAAATTGCATGGGAGGAGTTTTATAGACCTTATTGCTCTCAATCGAATACAAGACACAATAGTCTTTCTTTGAGTTGAAAATCATTACATTCACCTCCGGGATATCGATCGCTTCTACTGCTACTTTTGTCCATTCTAAATTATCAATAGAATTCAAAGCGCCAATCAATATGATACTTATTGAGTCCATGATCATTTATGTGACGATAGAAAGCTTTGATTATCTGCAAATGTAATACACTAGTTGCCCCCCTCTTATTTTTTCGTATCCAATTTATTTTTTTTTAGTTATCTTGATACGTAAGCCAAATCTTGAGTTCGAACAGAATGGCGCGATACGTAAGCCATATGTACACGATCACTTCCGCGTACGTGAATCTCGTAAGACTCAATTGCCTTACGCATAGTGTCCACATTGTACCCCATTACTTTTTGTATTCGTTCGCTTAAGGCATTCGGACTGTAGATTTCACCGTTTGGTTTCGTAATCAAGTATTCACGAGGATTTAATTCTAAAGACGCTTTTATGATTTTCATCGTCTTTGCAGATAATATTTCGTCGTAACTTTTGTAAATGCCAGCGGTTTTGTAGTCGTTGATCACAATTCTTCCGGTTGTAATGTTCAAATAGTTTTTTGTTCTCTCGATTTCTCCGTCCGAAGTCACGATCTTTATTTGTCCGAAGTAGTTTCTCGGATTGATCAGGATAGTATTGTTATCGCTGTATAGACCGTCGGAATACATGGTAGCGATAACATGTGCCATCGAACCGTACGATTTGAGTGAGTACTCTTTAGATTTGTTGAACATATTCTGATATATTTCAGTATAATTCATTGGAACGCTTCTCATTGTAATGTTACGCGCGGTAGCGGCGTTCACAGCCTTGTCGTATTGAGTGTGAAAATCTTCGATGGTTTTCTCTCCTAATATTGTTGCGAATTTGCTACTGTGCGTCGCCATCCATAACACGATAGATATGTAACTAGTCGTCACTTTGTATTTAGTGTTCAGTGCTTGCACGATTTGTTTTGTAGTGTTGTTCTTGAACACATCACTGAAAGTGCTGGCTTTCATTAATTTGCAAAGTGAACGGATATTTGTACTGTAAGTTTTTGCGGTATTCGGATTGGTTGTTTTAGTCTTTATTGTCTCGAGCGCCTCCTCTACTGTGAATGTGTCGGCATCAGTATCCGTATGTTCAAATTCAGTATCGATATTACGAATGTACGGCTCCAAAAATGCACGTTCTTCTTCAGTCCATTCGAATTTGTTCACATGGGCACTTGTAACATATGAACGATGGCCTTTTCGTAAGTCATTCAACGTACGACGTTTACCTCTGATCATAGTTTTTTCGTTTCTTTTTTTAGAAGATTTATTATATATGAATTGATGTTTGGTACAAAGGTTCTCTTCAATTTTTTTACTTGGTTATTTCGAATCCCCAAGCCGATCGTTAAGTCAACTTCTGCCACCTCTGCCAACAGTTTATCAGACGATTGTACAATCAACAGTTGCAAACAAATATCTATAGATTCTATGATTTTGGATGATGAATTTCATATTTTGGACGATATTAAAAGGTATAGATTGTCAAAATCAATGGAATTCTTTATTTCTGATGAAGAAAACGATTTTGAATTCTTTTTAACAAAAAGTATTTAAAGATAAAGGTCCAACTACACAACAGTGGTATCGTGCCCGAGCTGGTCTAAGGGGTGAGACTCAAGTTCTCATGTGCGTTTGCACGCGCAGGTTCGAATCCTGCCGATACTATCTCTTTATTTTTCAATGAAGCTTTGTTTGATCACTTTCTTACAAAGCTTTATCGTGTAATCCAAATAAAAACTAATTATACTTCAAAATACACATGTTAACCATCGATTACATAGGATCTAAGAAGTCTTTATTGTCTGAAATAGATTCTGAACTAGAATCTATTGGTTTGAACAAATCTTCGCGTTTTGGAGATCTTTTCGCCGGTACTGGTATCGTAAGTCACTTCGTTTCCAAAAAGTACGGTTGCAAGGTTCTGGCAAATGATTTGTTGTATTACAGTTACATTATCTCAAGCGCGCGCCTGACTAAATATTCCAAAATTGAAGTACAAACAATCAATTCCATTATCGATACATTGAATCGGTTACCACCCGTAGAGGGAGCCGTCACGAAAAATTTTTGTCCACCCAGCAGAATGTATTTTACATCTAAAAATGGAAAAAAAATAGATGCTGTTCGTCAACACATAGAACAAATCAAAAAAGATATTCCTACCAAAATTTTTATCTATTTGTTAGCATCTCTACTATCCGCAGCAGACTACGTCTCCAATACCTCTGCCGTATACACCACCTATTTGAAAAAAATTAAAAAAAAAGCACGAAACCCCTTACTTCTAAAATATATCGACACAACTCAAATAGTTCCTAAATCCGCCACAGTACACAATACAGACGCCTCAAACATTCACACACATTTTGATCTCGTCTATTTAGATCCACCATACAACGACAGACATTATAGCGATCACTACCACGTTATGAATACCATTGCACTTCACAATAATTTTGATCTCAAAGGAATTTCCGGACTACCCGCAAATATAAAAGAGTTACGTTCCGATTACTCACGTAAAAAAAAAGTCGCTGAACTATTCAATAATCTTGTCAAATCGATCCGCACTAAACACATCTTACTCAGCTATAACAACGAAGGACTTATGTCCCTAGACACTATTTTGAATATATTAAATAAATACGGAGAGACGAGCGTTCGTATCATCCCCTACAAAAAATTTAAATCGCACCCTATCCCTGATAAACACCTAGTAACCGAATATCTAATTCAATGCAAAAAATACTAACTGTTATCATACATAGTTTCTAATGCTTGGATGTAATTGTTTAAATTAAAGGATCCCTCCAATATTCGAGATTCAAACGTCATTGCTTCATTTTCTTCGTCATCCATAACATCCACCACCAACTGCATTGCTAAATTGTATAACATCAAATTACTCATGATTAAAGGAAAAGGCTTCTCGTGGATTTCGATAGATGGATGTATTGTGTTATTCGAAGGTAACATCAACGATTTTGACTTTGTTTCGGAAGAGTATAAATTAGTAGACAACTTATTCGCTACATGTATCGCGTGCTCCTTATTTTTGAAGACGATAATCGAATGCTTTGAAGACGATAATCGTGTACCAAACGCTGACCTCGAAGGTAAATGTTCGATATAAAACATCTCTGTAATTACAAATATTCATCTTAATTTATTTTTCCCCCATTTTTAATAAATTTATTCATGTCCAATAAGTCCAAACCGTTAGATCCCCATCTTTACCAAAAAGCCATTGCTTATGTGAACAAAATTTACGGAGAACAAACATCCGCCTACCGATCAATGGCCATCGTAAAAGAGTACAAACGTCTCGGAGGTAAATATTCCGCCAAATCGAAATCTAACAATACCAATATTTGGCTTAAAGAAAAATGGATCAAAGTTACCCCATTCGTTAAAGAGAATAAAAAAATACCCTGCGGATCCAGAAAAGATAATCCTACCAGATCGGATAGACGTCAACATGCATGCAGACCTCTCATTAGAGTGTCAGAAGCCACACCCATCACAATTAAGGAAGCTATCGATAAACACGGTAAAGACAAAATTATCGAGTTGGCCAAATACAAAAGAAAATGCACAGAAAACTACAGAGTCGATTGGAACAAAGGCATCGTAAAAAAAATTAAATCAAAAGCTAAAGACTCCAAAAACTCCGCCAATCAAATGCCAAAAGATAAAACATCTAAATCATAATTCATACAACAATTTGTGATCTAATTAGAGTCATCATTAATGAATATTTCTTTCGATTTAATCTTTCAATATGATCCTCTATATCTGGTCTCGAACGGATTAAATTGTATTCTTGACAAATAACTCTCTCAATGAAATCTGTTAGTTCGTTTACAGCCATTTTTGTCCAAGTATTATCTTCAAATAGAACTGATTTCTCTTTGTATATCTCATAGGAGGTCTCTATTTTACTCGCATTTATGTAGAACTTTTCAACTAATTGACTAATTTCTTGATCATTAGCCATTGGATATTACTTGTCAAATACTACTAAACAAATAGTAGTTAATGCTTTGTCAATTTTTTTATGATAAGTTTGGTGGAATACGAGTCAATAATTCGGTAAAATCAGCTTTAGTCAAACTGTTAATGGTAAAAACGATAAAACTCAAAAAGAATTTTCCATACGAACTGTTGTACTTTGCAGGAATGTAAGTTTCAAGCACGGAATATCCTGCAACTATTGTGAATAAGCCTATAGAGGTATGCAATATCAATTCTAGATTTGGTTTGCGTTTTGATTCAGTAACTTTGTATTTGTTGAAGGATAAAACGGACA